TTGCCAAGAATCGTCGCCGTGTAAGGCATGTCGTTTTCGGGCTGAAAGTACGGGTCGTAAACCGCCTTGATGGCAGTAGCCAACGATTCCGCTTGCACCAATCCGACCGCGAAGGCGTGAAACTGAACCGCTCCCACTTCCTGATAGGCGGTCTCCGTACTCCAGTTCGGCCGATCGCCGCCGTGCGTCAGAACCGCGAAGGGCAGCGTGTACGTCTCGGGATACTGGCCAAAGTAGAGCGGGCCGTTGAACCGCCCGGCCAAACTCGGAGCTTGCGCGAACACCTGAACAATCGCTTGCAGTGGTGTTGCGGGAGTCGCCATGAAAGAGATGATGGGCGGAGAAGCGAACGACGGTCAAAATGGCGGCGGCGAGGCGATGATGGCGGCAAGGTCTGCTTGAAAGCGGGCGAGAGCCACCGTCAGGTACAGGTGCCCGGTTGCTTCCAACCGGCGACCGTATTTCGTGTTAACCCCGACGCGCGACGACTGGCCGTCCTGGGCGACATCGTAGGTAACATCGGCTCGCAGCCGCCCGTTCAGCTTGCGCGGCGGAGCGCCTGGCGTCGCCCTGGTTGTCGCCACAAGGTATCGAGGGCCACCCCTCCGCGGCTTGACCCATCGTCGCGGGGCCGGCACACTAACCAATTCCTTGACGCGATTTGCCAGAAAAATGCTTGCCGCGGTCAGGCCGCGAAAGGTCAGCCGATTGATTTCCTCTTTCATCCCGTCGCTGTTCCAGATGAGGTCAACGTCCGAAGTCGAACCAATGGCGATGCGTGGGATGGGCATAGCCACCTATTGACGATATTCCATGCAATTCACTTCGTAATAGTCGTCGATCGTACCAATCCCTCGCACTTTGACGACGCCACCGGGAACCACGAGCAGCGTTCGGTTGTCGCTGGTGATGATCCTGTCCCCCTCCAGGATGCCGTCTTGCTGGCAGGTGACGTTGTGCGAAATATTTTGGTCGTACTGCATAAACCGAAGCCGGCCGGACGCGGACAGGTCCTCGACGCGGGCGGCAACATTGATGAATAGGTTGGACCATGACCGGACCGCGCCGCCAGCGGCATCAGGGGTCGTCGTGGCCCGCTGGACCGTAACAGAGTCATTGTCGAGCAGGGAGGACAGGGACATGGGGCGCCGATCAAATGATGTACGATTTGTAGGAATTAAGTATCTGTCGCACTTCGCTCAATTGCGGCAATGATTGCAAGGTTGGGAGCGTAACGCTGTACTGATAGTCGCGCAAATTTTCTTGAGTCAGCGATGCCCCGCCGAGTGGAGCAATTCTCCGCGCCGTCAACGCCACCTCGTTCACGGCGTGCTGCAAGTCCGCCGGGACGAGTTCCGCCGGATAGCCCGCAGCGTAGACGATTTTGTAACAGCCGTATTGCATCCCCGCCCACCAGACCGCCGGCACCGTCGCCGTCAAGGTGCCTCGCGTGTATTCCCCGTACCAGGGCCAACCGCCCGTTATCGTGCTACCGCCCAGCCGCTTCAGAATGGCCGACTGGCTGACTCCGTTTTGCCCGTCGCGAACCAGGGCGAAATCCGTGCCGAGCGTGAGTTGCGTGTTCGGCGCGAAAGCGTTCGGCCCATCGCCATAGCTGCCCGTTGGGTCGTACCAGACGCCAGTAATCGATTGCACGGGATACTGGTAGAGAACCAAGTCCGGCGTATTGGTGCCGTCGCGGAATTCGGTGTAACTCTTTAATTCCAGGTCGCGCTTGCAGTATTTCTTCACGACCGAATCGGCTGCCTTCAGGAGTTGCCAAAGCTGCTGGTCGCTGCTCGTCCAGGACGATGGCTTGTTCAGAATTGCCTTGATGCCGTTAAGATTGTTGACCAGCATGAGCGCACCTAAAAGAAAAACCCCGGCCCCGCGCGGTGGCAGCGAGGCCGGGGCGGCGCAACGGAGAAGCCGTTACTTTTTGGCCCGGTCTCTTGCCCTCTGTGTCGCCACTGCCTCTTTCCGCAGCACTGGCAGCGCGGGCATGGTCACGTGAAGCCGTTTCAACTCGACCTCCGTCCCGTTCGGCATCTTCTTCTTGGCGTAAGTCACCATTTTTTTCTCTTCCGCCGCCGGCGACGTTGGATCGAGCCAGAGCGTGTATTCCTCATAGGGGTCGCCGTCGGGCTTCCAGCCGTGAAAGAGCAGATAACCGGGTGCGTCGCGCTTGTCATCGGGCGGACCAGCCGATTGGCCCTTTGCTTGCGGCTTTAAAACCGGGACGGGTTCGGTCGCGGTGGACATGCTAATCCCTTCTTACACGGCGCAAAGTTCGTGCGCGGTATTCAGCGACCCGTGCAATCGCTTCTCCGCTTCCTGGCGAGCCGCTTCCTGCTGCTCCTCGGCTCGCATCCGCTCGGCGTAATCATCTCCCAGGTCCGTTTTCCAGTCGCCCCACGGAGCAACATTCGTGTAGCTCGAATTGCCGAAGTGGTGCAGAACCGGCACGCGGCGCGTTGCCTTGATGCGCACGCCATGTTGCGCTGCCCACATGGACCAGTTCCAATCCTCCGAGAGCGCGGCCGCCTGCTTCATGCCGTTGGGCAACGAACGAACGCAGCTTTGGATCGCGAATCCTGGGAAGTCATCGACCCATGGTCGAGTGAAGTCGCACACCCACAACCCCGTATTGACCATCAGCCACTTGCTCGGCACATCTGTGTCACTCAGATCAAAAGTCTGTGGCAGCCGACATGCCTCGTGCATGGTGAAGCGGGTGATGTGCTTCGTGTGCGGGTCCATGTAGCCGGTCGTGGTCAGGCCGCGATGGTCCTTGATGGGAATGACCGAAGAAATCACGTCGGCGCCGGTGCGGTCCAGTTCGTCAACCAGTTCGTCGGCAAACTCGGGCGGCGCCTCCACGTCCGCGTGATGCATGACAAAATGCGTCCAGCCGTATTGCGCCCGCGTGTTGTAGGCAATCGTCCAGAGCTGGTTGAACGTGTGCGGAAGCAGACTCCCGGCTACCAGCTTGCGGTGCCACTGGTGCTTACTGGAGGGCGCCGACAGACCATCGAGAGCCTGTGGCGCCAGCTGTTGATAAGCGGGCACCGCGACGAAAATCTTGACCATGCCATCCTCGATGGGCGAGCCAGGGACCGACTCAGGGGCTCGGGCTGTTGACCACCGCGGAGGCGGCGAGATAGGTCGTGTTGAGGTTCCCGGACAGGCTTCCGACGCCGCCCGGCTTTTGAATCGCTTCAAAGCCGAAGCCGAAGCCAGCACAGTTCAGCGCCTGCCCGGAGGCCGTCAGGTAGAGCCGCACATAGCGGGCCTGCGATTGCAGATAGGCCATCTGATCGGCGCGAATTTCCAGCGTCGAAAACGTGTTGTTGACCGACAGATTGGCCGCGGTCGTGAAATTCGAGGTCGTGAGCGTAGTGTTGGTCGCGAAGTTCGACGTGTTGGAAATCTGCAAGGCGACGTTCAGTGCGCCTTGGCCCGTGGGGCCTGCTTGTGGCAGCAGCGTGAGAAACAGCGCCCGCTTGAACTTCGACATATCGATGCCGAGCGAGTTCACGGACGTGTTGTTCACGGACTGGTAGTTGACGACATCCGCGAAGCCAACCGCTTGGGTTACCTGTTCGGTCCACATCGCCGACTCTCCTCTTGTTGGGCCGTTTGGCGGCTGGTCGAGAATCTATCACTGGAGCGCCACGTAAGGCGAAACGACGGAAGTCGCGTCTTGCAGCGTGATCGGTTTGCCGAACCAGGGCTGGCCGTCCACGCGCTCGGTGAATCGCCACGCGGTTCGGTTGCGCAAGAATCCCGGATGCTCACTTACGTCGATTTCAAGCTGCATTCTGTCGCCGATCACATAGAGCGACGGGTCAATCAGCGACACGTCGCCCGTGGTTCCAAGGGCCGGCATCTTTTCGGTTGGGTAGACGGGCCGGCCAAACAACGAGCCCATCGAACGGTCAATGGCCCGGTCCCGGTCGTTGGCGACCCAAACGACTCGGCCGCTACCATCCGCGAGCTGCACCAGTTCGGACATGGCGCTCACGCCAGCATTGAGCAGAACGCTCACGCACCAAATCGCGTTGATGTAAGAATGCGGCAGCAGGTTGGCGAGCACTTTGGCCGCGTCCACCAACTCGAAACGATTCGCCGTGTTGCGAGCGACCTTGTTTGTCGCCATGCTGTTCAGCATGCCGACTGGCTGACCGGCGCCGGTCCCGCGTAAGAAGGCATAGTCCTCATACCATGCGACCGCCTTGGCAAAGAGCGTTCGCAGCCAGACATTGAGCCCAGGAGCGTCTTCCATCAGACTCCGCGACACCAGCGCGTAGCCGGTGAGGTCGTTGGCCTTCAGCTCCACATCGCGAAAGGCTGGCTCCGTCTCAGGCCGGACGACCGCCTCGGGAGTCCACTGCATATTGATGCTGCCGAAAAACGGCGAAACTCCAGCCGCCTGCATCGTCGAGGCGTCCGGCAGCGGCAGCGTGAGCGTCGAGCTGGTCATGGGCACGACGAACGCCCGGGGGCGGACAATCGCCAGCTCGGCCACGTCGCGCATCAGGTCGTCGCGCAATTCGGTCGGCACAAGGTAGCCGCCTGTGCTACCGCTCACTTCGGCAAGGCCGGCCTTGCCGCGGTAGCTGCCGTAAACCTTCTCCAGCCTGCCTTGAAGCTTTTTGCGAATGGACCAAAGGAAGTCAGCGAAACAGTAATCCGGGTCAACATCCTTGCCGATCACTTCTCCGTGAAAACGGCGCGCCCCCTCCTTCGCGCCCGCGAAGGCTTTTAGGGTTGGCTCCAGGTCCGCTGGAGCCGGCGCGCCGTTGGCAGTTTCGAGCGTGGCCATTGTTTACAGCGTGCTCAGGCACACAAACGGACTCAGGGTCGTCACGCCGTCCTGGAGCGTGATGAAGGAGTTCAGCTCGGGCTGGCCATCACCGCGGTAGATGATGCGCCAAACCATTTGGTTGTTCAGGAAGTAAACGTGCGGACTGACCTGAATCTCGATTTCCTGGCGCTTGCCAACGAGATAGAGACCCGCGTCGATGAGAAGAATGTCGCCCGTGGTGCCGACCTTCGGCAACTTCTCGGTGATGAACACCGGATGCCCATACATCATGCCGAAGGCTTGAGGACCTTCGCCCTTGATGCCTGGCACCACGCTCATATCGAGCGGAGTAAACACCGGCCGGCCGCCACCGTCCACCATCGTCAGCAAGGACGGGATGACCGTGTTTTGGATCATCCACACCAGCGAGGCCCGGGGGTTCAGCCGGACCATCTTGGCCAACATGTTGGCCACGTCAGCCCATTTGACCGTGACCGTGGTGTTGCGCGTGACCGTGATGAGGGCCGGACTCTGGAGCACACCCAACGGCTGACCGGCGCCCGTCCCTTGCAGGTAGGCGTATTCGAGATACCAGGGAATTGCCTGGGAGAAGAGCTTGGTGAGCAAGCCTTCGATGCTAATGACCGAATCCGCAATGACCGTGTTAGAAGCCACGGCGAAAAAGCTCAGCTCGTTCGACTTCAACTCGATTTGCCGGAACGTCGGCTCGCTCTCTTTCCGGAGCGCGGCTTCAGGCCCCCAGTACGCCGTGATGCCGGCAAGAAACGGAGACGACCCAACGGGCCGAACGGTCGTGTAATCGACGCTCGGATATTGGTAAGTCGCGCTGGTCATTGGGATGACATTGCAGCGCGGCTCAAGAATGCTTTCCTCGACCATCAACTCCATGATGTTGGTGGCGAATTGAGGAGGCACCGTGTAGCCGCCCGTGGTGCCGCTCGACTCGGCGAGGGCTGCCTTGATGACCTGGCCACCCGTGTACGCCTTGGTGCCGAAGCGCTCAAGCGTCTTCTTGGCGAAGTTCTTGTCGCCGCCCGGCATCATGTCGTGAAAAACGCCGTGCAGGAACTCGCCGAATTCACCCGGCTTGCTGCCGATGCACTTCTTGAACCCGTGCAGCGGGGCGTCGGGGTGATACTGCGCCAACGATTGGGCGCCGGGGCCAACGATGCTCGCTTGCTGCGGATTGGCCGCCAGCGATCGCGCCCAATACTCTTCGGGAGTGACACCGGCCTTGGAGGCTGGCACCTTGGCGGCTTCCAGCATCGCCTTGATGACCGGATCAGTCTTTTGCTGTTGATCCTTGACTTCCTTGAGGGCGTCGAGGATTGCTTTCGTCTCGGAAGAAACAGCGGCCATGTCTTTGCCCCTTCATCCGGCAAAAGAAAAACCCGCGCAAAACCTGTTGCCAGGTCTCGCGCGGGTTTTCATGGCTCGCCCAGGATGGGTGCCGCAAAATCGCCCGCTTCGGGTCTAGGGCTCAGTGCCGGTACTGAGCGTTATTTCGGCTCGAACAGTTCCTCGGTACTATGCCTCACAGTTGTCACACCGCCAGCCTTCAGGTCGATTCGTACATATCCGCTTCCCGTTGTGCGATGCAATTTTGCCCGCCTGAGCAATTCCTCAAGAGCCGCGTAGGCGTCCTGCTCTTTATTTTTCTCGGGCGACACGCTCACGACATCGCCCTCATAGCCCGGTGATGATAACTCGGAGTTTCGGCAGGAGTCACACCAACCGGCAAAACCTGATAGTCCGCGTCAATCGGTTGGCCGACTGTCAGTGCCGATAGCCGCATCACAGCTTGATGGCAACCGACCATGCTGTCCGATTCGGTGCCGGGAATTTGACACCACATTCCTTGCCCGTGCCGCAGGCGCTGCCATCCTATCCAGCGGACTGTCGGCGCTTGACTCATCGGCGCCCCGTGACGGCGTAAATGTCGCTGGCCTGGCGCTTACTCACCGCGCTGACTGTGCCCAGCTCGGCCATGATGGCTGCGAAGTCGAGACCTTTTTCCTCGTCTTCGGCGGTCTTGTCGGCCGGCTTGTCGGCGTCTTTCGGAGCTTCTTCAGCCTTCTTCTTCGGCTCGGTTTCCGTTTCCTCCTCATCCTCGTCCGGCTTTTTGCTGCCGTCGCTCATCTCCGTGTGGGCAAGGTCCAGAGCCTTGAAGTGCCCCCAGGCCGATTTGCGATGCTCCTTCGGAACTTCCGGATCGTCGGCGACCTCATCCGCCCAGTCAGCCGCCTTGCGAATCGATTTGAGGTGCTTTTTGCCGGGCGTAAGCATTTCGTTGCACTTGCGATAGACCGCGAATCGCTTGAGCCGATCGGCGCGCGCCGCATGGTAGCGGTCCATCAACTCTTCGGTTTCCTCTTCGCCTTCCAACTCCTGCTCGGGCGAAATCGTGTCCTCTTCGCCGGCAAAGTCCACATCCGGGTAGCGCTCTTCCGCCCATTTCAGCTCGTTGGCCAAGCTTTGCTCGAAATGCTCCCGGCATTCCGGTTCCGCGCTACCGAGCATGCCCTCGATGGTCTCAATGAGCAGCGAAGCCAGCTGCGCCCCGTGCGGCATATCGACCGTCTCCAGGTCGTCCGCTTCACCGTCACCCATTGGGTCGCTCGCATCGTCAGCCCCAGCCATGTCCTCCATGTCCTTCTGGTGTTTCAGCCAGAGACGTTCGGTTTTCGCGTCGCTCAGGCCGCGCTTTTCGCAATTGGCCCAGAATTGACGCTTGTACTGCCGGCGCTTTTCTTTGATCTCCATCTCCCCCGACTGCGGTTCATCCGTCTCGCTGGCGGCGCTCGGTTCATCCTTCATGCACTTTTCCCAGCCCTCGCCAGCCGGCGCCTCGCTGCCCTGCTCGACGCTCTTGAGCCCGGGGATTTTTTCAAGATCGGCCTTCACTTGACCGAGATGTTCAGGCTTGGCGTCCATTGAGTGCTGGTGATAGCACTTCATGGCGTCGGCGTGATAATGGAATTGCTCTTGTTCGCCTTCGACCGCCTTGTGCTTTTCGGCAACGTCGGCAATCGCGGCCTTGATACGACCGTGTTCGTCCTGGGCCGGCGCCGTGTAGCCCCCCGTTGGTCCGGCCGATTCGCCCATTGCTTTTCGCCGCTTCAAATACCCGCGCTTCAGAGCAGCGGCGACAATCTTGGCGAAGCTGGTGGATTTCTTCTTGGGTTTGGCGATTGCCATAGCTCGGGCTCCGGTGGAAGCGTTAGACAGAGTGTGGGCAGTCGTTACCTTGGCGGGCAAATTGGATGCAGCGGGTTTGGCGGCGGAAGTATTGATGGGTGCCGCCAGCGGCTCAAGCGCCTTGATTAACATCGGCTCAATTCGCTTGCCGGTGATTCGGCCATCAGAGAGGTATTTGCGGATGACGGTAGCGAATTGATTGGCACCGATCAGGACCCCGGACCACTCAAGCAGGTGCCAAGCGTTGAAGCGGTGCCCTCCTTCCGGAAGCCGCTCGGCCGCTTCCGGAATGGGATCGAATCCTATGCTTACGCCGTTCAAAACGCCTTCAACCACGAGATGGAAAATGTCAGCCGCGGTTTCCGCCCATCGGCCTTTCTGGGCAATAAAGCATCGCGAGATAACTTCCTTGCCGGCTTCGATCCAAACCTGCAAAACACCGTCCGGACTACGCGCCTGCCCGATGGGAAAAGGCACGGCATCGGTTTGCTGATGATTGAACAGTACGGTCGGGTTGAGTGCGTATTGCTCCAACAAGCAGCCTTCGGGGACAACAATATCGTGCGTGCGGTCGAGGTCCGCTGTGCTGATGACGGCGGGAAACGACATCGCCGATTGGTCAATACCGTCCTTGAGAATCGCGGCACGGGATGGGACAAGCGAAAGTGGAGCCGGGCGCCCGGGATAGACATAATCCCGT